ACTTCAAATTTTTTGAGTCCAAAGTTTGATGGTAAAAGTGTGATTGCTTTAGGTAACTGTATGGGAGGAACAAACGCTATCAAGTTTGCCTATCATGCAGATGTGCATCGTGTAATAGCATTTACACCTCACTGGAGTGTAGACCCTGATGTTATGCAGGAACACCAATTTGATCCTAGGACTAAACCTTTACGTGATCTCACATTGTCAATGGGATGGAAATCACTTGAAGGTATGTTCAGGCCGATGACTGAGTACATTCATTTGTGGACTCCCGATGAAATAGATGTATTGCACATGATAAAGTTTCCAAACTTATCTAACATAAAAAAAATATTCTTTCCCACCTCTAACCATAGTTTAGCAAGAACCTTAAAAAACTATGGGGTGTTGACAGAGGTATTAGATCAGTGTATCATATCAAAGGATGTACATAAAGATGTGTCTAAAATATTAAATGATGCAGGTATAATACATGAGCTATTTTAAAGAGTTTGGTCCTCCTGTTGAAGAGGTCGATGAAAAAGAATACGTTGAGAAGATAAAGAAACTTAGTCCTTTTGATTTTATCAATAGTGTTTCTTATACTAAACAAGACATAATGAATGAAGACAATGAGAATCAGTATGGTGCTTTCATTGTTAATCGAGGCTTGGGTTTCGGTCCTGATACAATTATTCCTGCTAATGAAATGAATAGTAGGCCTCATTTAGATGAGAGGATGCAGTATGACTTTCTTCGCCATGTTGTTCGTAAAGCAAAACGATACAATAAATGGATTAAGGCTGAAGAAAGTAATATTGAAGCAGTAAAAGAATACTTTGGATATAGTTTTAACAAGGCAAAAGAAGCACTAACACTTTTGTCTGATAAGGATATAGCAGAGATAAAGAGTTGGTTGGCAACCTGTAAAGGTGGGAAATTATAAATACTTCTTGTTAATTTATGAATAATAATTTATAACAAAAGGTGTTTGAAATGATTGAACGAGATAATTTTTTTAGCATTGATTATCCCGACTACCGACCCCTAGAAATTCTGTTAGATGATCCTGAAAACTTTTTAAAGATCAAGGAAACTCTTTCACGTATAGGTGTGGCTTCTAAAAGAGACAACACACTGTATCAGTCCTGTCACATTTTACATAAACAGGGAAGATACTTTATTACACATTTTAAGGAGTTGTTTGCTCTGGATGGCAAAGAAGCTGACTTTATGGATAATGACTTAGAAAGAAGGAATACTATAGCAAAGCTGCTACAAGACTGGGGCTTGCTTAAGATTGTGGGCGAGTTAGATGAAAACTCATTAGCTCCTCTCAGTCAAATTAAAATTATTTCCTATAAGGAAAAAACTGATTGGAACTTAGTTCCAAAATATAATATCGGCAAAAAGCGCTAGATATTATAAATAAACGGCCCCCGTAAGGTGAAGTACATTTTATATGATACCGAGCGGGCGGCACCACTACGCCGATAGGGTAGTGTAACATTAAAACTCGCTTAATAAAGGAGCACAATTATGGTACGTAAATATACTACTGCCAACATGGCAGAAATTTTTGATAATGTAAGACCGTTTACTATAGGTTTTGATCGTTTGTTTGACAATCTTCACAATGTTTCGGAGATTCATAGTCCAAACTATCCCCCCTATAATATTATTGCGGATGATGATGAGCATTTCACTATCGAAATTGCTTGTGCAGGATTCGCTAAAGATGAATTTAATGTTCATTTACTTCCAGAGGGCAACAAGTTAATTGTCCAGGGTGTACAAGACCGAGGTGAGGATACTAGAAAATTCTATCACAAAGGTATTGGAGCCCGTAACTTTACACATTCATTCGCACTTGCAGATGATGTTGAGGTTGTAGACAGTGTTTACTATGACGGTATCCTTGAGATCACCCTCAAACGTGTTGTACCCGAAGAAATGAAACCAAGACAAATTGAAGTAAAATAGATAAGGAGTTATTATGAGCATCCAAGTTTTAAAGTTAATGACCGGTGAGGACATCATTGGTGCAATAGAAGAAACCGAAGATTGTTATGTGGTTACTAAACCAGTGTGTGTCTTTGTCAGGCGAAATCCTGATAAGGAAAATTCTTTTAGACTTGGTGTAGCTCCTTGGGCACCTTATGCCTTAAACGCAGAGGTGCCCATTTTTAAAAATATGGTACTGTCAAAATTTAATCCGGATGTTTCTTTGGTAAATGAATATGAAAGACGTGGTTACTATGTGCCGAATGAAGTAGAAGTAAAAGAACCAGAACTCTTACAGGAGGCGTGATGTACGAATATAAAGCCAGAATTATTAGAGTTGTAGACGGAGATACCGTAGACGTTGATATTGATTTAGGTTTTGGTATTTGGCTTACTGATGAAAGGGTTCGCATCATGGGCATTGATACTCCGGAATCTAGAACGAGAGATAAGGTTGAAAAAGTATTTGGAAAAGCGGCAAAAGAAAGACTCAAATCTCTACTCGGACCATATGCTACTCTAAAGACAAGAGTAGCAAAGGATGGTGAGGATATGAGAGGTAAGTTTGGCCGAGTCCTCGGAGACTTTCAAGTTTACTATCATGCCGAAAATAGATATACTACTGTGGCAAAAATTCTTGTACAAGAAGGCCATGCTGTAGAATATGAGGGCGGTGCAAAAGAAGACGTACAAGAACAACACCGACTTAACCGTAGACGTCTTATTGACGAGGGTAAAGTTATTATACCAGACAACCTAAGGGCATTTATGACTTGACATTGAACTCCATATATTATATAATGTTGTTACTTGAATGGAGAACTGATGTCAAATTTTTACACTTACGCTAAACACTACGGTAACTCAATACTTTACCGTGGGATAGAAAACGGAAAACGGGTATCTAAAAAGGTACCTTTTTCGCCTACACTTTTTGTCCCGGCCAATAAAGAAACCCCCTATAAAAGTATGTATGGTGAGCCTGTTGCTCCCATGTCTTTTGACAATAACAAAGACGCAACAGAATTCGTAGAACAGTACAAGGAAGTATCTAACTTTCCCATCTATGGTCAAACTCATTGGGGTTATCAGTTTCTTGCTGACAAATACCAAGATGAAATTGATTGGGATATAAGTCAGGTTAAAGTATTTTCAATAGATATTGAGACAACCGTTGAGAACGGTTTCCCTGATGTATTCAATCCTAAGGAACAGGTTACCCTTATCACATTACAAGACAATGTAAGTAAAAAGATTACTACATTCGGTCTTGGTCCATACACTCCTACTGAAGCCACAGCACACCTTGATGTAGATTATTCTGAGTGTACAACCGAGAAGCAGTTACTTAGTAGATTTATTCATTGGTGGGCAAACAATACTCCTGACGTTATTACTGGCTGGAACTGTAAACTATTTGATATACCTTATATCATTGCTAGAATGGAACGAGTGTTCGGTGACGAACATGGTGATGCTGCTAAGAAAATGATGAGTCCTTTTAGACTTGTACGTAAACAGGAAAGGACGTACAGTGGTAGGACTTACTTATCATATGATGTACAAGGTGTAGCACAGTTAGACTACTTGGACATCTATCAGAAGTTTACTTATGTTAACCGTGAATCATACAAACTAGATCACATAGCAGAGGTTGAACTCGGTCACAAGAAGTTAGAAAATCCTTACGATACATTCAAAGAGTTTTACGAGAAAGATTGGAATAGGTTTGTCGAATACAACATTATAGATACAGTGTTGGTTGATCAACTTGAGGATAAGATGAAACTTATCGAACTCTGCCTCACTATGACCTATGACGCCAAGATGAACTTTGAAGATGTATTCAGTCCTGTAAAAACATGGGACTGTTTGTTATATAATCATTTGTTGAAACAAAATATCATTATTGGGCAAGGTAATGGTCGTGTAGCAAGGACTATTGCAGGTGCTTACGTACAGGAGCCTGTTCCTGGTTCCTATCAATGGGTAGAGTCCTTCGATGCTACTTCACTGTATCCTTCTATTATCATGCAGTACAACATGAGCCCTGAGACACTGGTTCCAGGTGGTATGATAGACGTAGACGTTGATGGTATGTTGGAGAGGAAGTATACGTTTGACACCGATGACGCTATAGCTGCTAATGGTCAGACGTTTACACGTAGTAGGCAAGGTCACTTCCCTAACATTG